TATCCCGCTCAGCTCGCGATCTATCAGCTCATGGATGGCAGCGAATGGGGCGAATTCTTCTTCTATGAAAAAGTCACTGGCGATTATTTCTTCTGGCTGCTCGCGCTCGATCTCGAATATGCCGAAGAGCTGATCAAGAGAGCTGAGCGCTGCAATGCGAATGTTGCTGCTGCAACCATCCCACCCGCTCAGCGAATGGCGATCTGCGAGCGCTGCGATTTCGAGAGCACCCATTGTTTCACCGGCAAAGAGGGCGGCGAGGGCTACGAGCTCATCTTCGATCAAGCAGAGATCGAAGCGCAGCTCAAGCGCAGAGAAGAGCTTGAGCCGCTCGTCAAAGAATTCGAAGAGCTCGATGAAGAGATCAAAGAGCTCTTTCATGCGCGCTCTGCGATCGTCGGTGATTTCAAGATCGATTCAAAGAAGAGCGGGCGGGCTTGGCTAGATATGCAAGCGCTGCCTGATGATATCAAGCGGCAATTCACGAAGCAGCTAGAATTCTATCGCATGACGATTCAGAGGTTGAAAAAATAGCAGCGATGGGCGGGGCCCGGGTTTTCGGCGAAGCACCTCCATTGAATAGCGCTCTTCGCTTTCAAGCTTCAAGAGATATCTCCTTTCGCCCGGCCCCGCCCCTTGCTCTATTCAAAGAGAGATCATCATGAGAAGAGGCAAAGAGATTGATAAATGGTATGCTTTCTTCATCGATAAATGGCTCTTTGGTTCAACGCGCCATGAGCTGATCGTCAAAGATCAAGATCAATTCATCGATCTGCGCGGCATCTGGATCGATCTGCTGACGCTATCGAAGAAAGATTCGGGATTCATAAGAGCGAATGAAGAAACGCCGTATCCGCATGAGCAGCTCGCGGGGATGTTTTGTATCCCGATTCGCTATCTTGAAATGACGATCGATATCGCGCTCAAGAAAGGCAAGCTCAGCGAAGAGAAGCCGGGAATATATTTCGTAAATTCTACCGACACATATTCTCTCTCTGATCGCAGAAAATACCAGAAAGAAGCAGAAGTTTCGCTATTCTCTGAAGCAGCTGCGCAGAATCCTGAAAGCATTTCAGCAAAGAGCGAAGCTAGATTAGAAGAGAATAGAAGAGAAAAGATTAAAGAAGAAGATATAGATGGCTTCTCTTCTTTCTGCGCAAAGATCATCGATATCTGGAATCGCTTCTCTGATGCTCGCGATCTAGCGAAGATCAATGCGATCATCAAGGGCTCGAAGCGAGAGCGCGCTCTTCATGCGAGATATCTCGCGAAAGATTTCGATCTCGAAAAGATTCTGATGCAAGCGATCAAGCAGCCGTTTCTTTTCGGTGATTCTGAGCGCGGCTGGAAAATGAGCTTTGATTGGATCATCGCGCCATCGAATTTTATCAAGGTGCTCGAAGCTCAATATAGAGGGCAGCAGAAGCAGAGCGAAGCAGAGCAATTCGCTGAGATGAATAGAAGAATCGCTGCGAAATATGAGAAGAAGCAGTCCATAAATCGCCACGCCGCCTTGTCTGCGATGGCAGATATATCCATGCAGAAGGAGAAGCCATGACTGACGCGAAGGTGACGGTGGAGATGGAGGCGCTTCGACAGGCATATTACAGGGCCACGGGACCTCATTCTATCCCGTATGAGAAATGGAATGCAGAGTTCTTCATCTTCGGGGTAATGAACCTCAAGTGTATTGAGAAAACACTCTCCGAACTCGGCATCTCGGTTGAGGAGGTAAAGCCATGACTGACGCGAAGGTGACGGTGGACGACCAAGAGCATTGGGTGAGCCTAGCGATGTGCCACCTGTGGTTCCGCCCCGTGTCACAGGATGACATTAAGGACGCCATCCGAGCCACGCTCACGGAACACGCCGCGCTGGTGGCCTTTAGAAGAAGAGCGAGCGCCATCATGGATTCATCAGGAGACAGCTGGCCACTCTTTATCGCCAGAATCGAGCAAGCGATACATCTCGTGAATGATCTGGCTAATGAAGAGAGAGAGAAATGATCAGTATCTCAATCGAAATGAAAGCGCTCTCGAATAACAAAATCAAAGATATGAATCGCTTCGTCTATCAGCGCAAGAAGCGAGCGATCGAGCTCATGATCTGGCGCGAGCTGATCATCAATGATATTGATATCCCGATCGAGCGGGAGAAGAAGAAAAAGCGCATCGAAATCTGCGCGCATCTCTCGCCGAGAAGATATGATGAAGATAACCTCGAGGGCGGCATGAAGCCAGTTATAGATTGCCTGCGCGCTCTGCGCTTGATTTATAACGATTCACCGAGATGGCTCGAAAAAAAGATATCGCAGAAATTAGCGAAGAGGAATATGATCGAAATCTCGATTGATGAGGTGCATGATGTATGAGCTTCATCTTTATCTGATTATATTTCTTCTTGCGCTGATTGCTTGCGCGCTGATCGCTTTTATCCGTTTTATCGATAATCTAAAAAGCATCAATCGGGAGGTGAAGAAATGAGCGTTATCGGCATGATGAGTAAATGCTGCAATGGCGATTATCAAAGCGATGATGAGGGGCGGCATATCTGCCTCGAATGCGGCGATTTCTGCGAGCTCGAAGAGATCAAAGCGATGCCGACGAAATCTGAGATCGCTTATGAGCGCTCGATGCAGCGCGCTCGCGCTCGCGGTGTTGATTGATGAGATCAGATCAGCTCGAAGCTCTTGATGAGAGCCGCTCGCATTTTGAAAGAGCTGCGAATTTTATAGAGAATATGATCAAGGGCAACCGCTCAGCTCATCAATGGGCTGTCGCTGAAATCGAGCTCTGCTTCGAATCTCTCACGCGGGCTCTCGCTTGCTCTGAATGCGCATCGGGGCCCCAAGGGGCCCCAAAGGAGGATAAATGAAGCGCTTCTTTCTCATCTCTCTCTTTCTCGTCATGTGCTCGATCTCGCTGATGGCGCAATCGGCGGGGATCGAGCTTGATCCGGCGATCGCGAATGCGATTCTAAATGGCGGTGTGCTCGGCTTCAGCGTCTTGACGCTGACGCAGCTCATCAAAGAGAAGCTCAATCTCGCTGGCGGGCTTGTCATTCTCGTCTCGCTTCTCGTCTCGCTCATCGCGACCGCATTTTATTTCTTGACTGTTGCGCCGCCTTGGACGCTCAGCAAAGAGATCGGCTATGGCCTGATCGTCTTTGCGCTTGCCAACGGCTGGTATCTCTTCAAGACGCAAGCGATCAAGAGCGAATGATTCAAGCGAGGGCGCTGATCTCAGTTTTTTCGCTGAGCGGTTATTCCCGACTCATCCCATCCAAGGAACAGATCAGCGCTCTCGCGCTTTATTTTTAGGGCATGAAAGAAATCAAGATCAATCAATCAATGATCGAAGAGGCGAAGCGGTTTCATCATCACAATTCTCAGACATTCATGCCTGATTCTTCGATCAGAACGAAAGCGAATGAGATCGTTTCTTCATCATGGCTCGGCAAGCTCGGCGAAATCGCCGTCTGCTCATGCTATCATCGATTGGCGATCAATGATGAAAGCTTCGAGCATGATCTCATCATCTTAGGGCAGCGCATCGAAATCAAGACGAAGAAATGCAGCTCGCCGCCGCATGGCGATTATCTCTGCTCTGTCGCAAAGAGCAGCGCATTCCAGAAGCCTGATTATTATTGCTTCGTGCGTATCAGGGATGATCTCGCAATTGGCTGGATTCTCGGCTTTATATCCCATGCGCGATTTTATGAGATCGCTTTCTTCAAGCGCGCTGGCGAGCTCGATAAAAACGGCTGGTCATTCAAGCGCGATTGCTTCAATATCGAAGCGAAGAATCTTTCATTCAGGGAATTCCCGCCGCCTCAAGATTGCGAGCATTCGGCTTTTCTCTCTCTCTTATTTCAAGCTAGGAGTTAATTATGCCATTTCTGATCGTTCTCACCGACCCCACCCTTGAAATGCTGATCAAGCGCTTTCTGCTCAGCGATGAAGCGAAGCAATTCGCAGGGCAGAATGTCGATTCAGCCGTTCTCTATGAGCTTCTGAAGAAGCAGAAAGATTATCTCTTCGCTGAGGGATATAATTCGAAATTCGTCGCTTTCAAGCGCTCTCGGCTCGGCATGTGCGAGCGCCTGTCTCAGAGCGAATGCGATGAGCTGCTCGCGAAGCGCAAAGAAGCGCAGCAGAAGAATGAGCAGCATCGCTTCGGACCGACGATTCAGAAGCCTGCGATGATCATCCCGCGCAAGCAGAATTGATTCTGCTCTGCGCAAAGCCTTGACAAGCTCCCTGATAATGAACGAATCTTATAGGCGAGCAGCTCGATGGCTTCAGAAGATCGAAGAAAATTATCAATCTCATATCTGAAGAGATTCATCGGCATCGCTTATCGATGGGGCGGCGATGATCCGCTCGCTGGCTTCGATTGCTCTGGCTTGATCGTCGAGATTCTTCAATCTGTCGGCATCATCCCGCATGGCTCAGATTACAGCGCTCAAGGCTTGCGCGAGCGCTTTGCAGGGACCCCATGCGAGCCGAAAGCGGGAGCTCTTATCTTCTGGCTGCGCAATGATCGAGCTTACCATATCGAGATGCTGATCTCTGCTGGCTATTGCATCGGTGCCTCAGGCGGCAATGAGAATACGGATTCTGAAGAAGATGCGAGCGCGATGAATGCTTTCGTCAAGATGCGGCCGATCGGCTATCGCGGCAAGAATTTCATCATGCTTGATCCTTTCGCATGATCAAGGGGGCAGCATGGCGCAGATAATCGCTTTGATCTCGGAGCTCTTGGGGATTCTGAAGCCGCATATTTCACCCTCAGAATATGAGCGCCTTGATCGCGAATTCGCAAAGCTGAGGGAGGAAAATGAGAAAAGAAAAAAGCGCATCAAAGACGCTCTCGCAAGCGATGATATTGCTTCTCTCAATATCTTGCTTTCTGAGCTTCTCGAATTGTAGAGAAAAGATCGCCGTCACGCCGATTCTCATCGGCGATGCTCGCATCGCTGGCACGATCTCAGAGGGCGCGCTGAAATGGGAGCCGAAAGAGAATCAGCTCGGGAAATTCTATATCGTCACCCCGGCATTCGTCAAAGTCTGCCTCGGCCTTGCGATCGAGAATTCTGAGCTCAAGAAAGAGATAGAGAAGCTCATCGCTTCTCAGAGAGAGAAATGAGCGCGCTTCAGCAAGCCGTCGAAAGCATCTCTCAGGGCTCGAAGATCATTGAGCTCTCGATCGGGCTCGCCGCAGCTGCGCTCATCATCGATAAGGTCTTGAAATGGGCGCTCAGCTGGAAGAAAGAAGATAAGGCGATGAATCAAGAGCCGACGAATGGCCATCGGCAAGCGATGATAACCTTTGAGCAGCCGGCTTTCGTCAAGCATGATGCGAAGAGCGATCTTCTCTGCGCGAATCTAACGAAGCTATGCGATGCGCATGAAGAGATGAAAGAGGTCGAAACGGCGCAGACGAATCTGCTGCAATCGATGGCAGATGGCGGCGATCGCAGAGAGAAGCTTCTTGAAAAGCTGCTCGATAGATTCGATCAAGGCAGAAGAGTGCTATGAAAGCGATCTCGGACCCTGAAGAAATCACGCCGATCGAGAAGCATGGCGAGCTCTTCTTCAAGCGCGAAGATTATTTCTGCTTTGCCGAATGCAGGGGCGGCAAGGTCCGCTCTGCTCTTCATATTGCGCAAGGCGCGAAAGGCCTCATCTCGGCAGGCTCTTCTCATTCGCCGCAAGTCATCATAGTCGCTCGCATCGCTCATCAGCTCGGGATCCCGGCACGCCTACATATCCCGCTATGCAATCGAAAAGAAGAGCTCGAAGCGATATCGCATCTCGAAAAAATTGAGCTGATCGATCATAAATTAGGCCGCAGAAATGTCTTATCTCATGATGCCGCGCTCGATGCGAAAGCTCATCCTGATTGGACCTATATCCCATTCGGCATGGAGCATCCGCAGCATATTGAGCAGATGAAAGCTCAATTCAAAAATGTTCCTGATGAAGCTCAGCGCATCGTCGTGCCTGTCGGCTCAGGCCTTGCTCTCTCCGCAATTCTCGCGGGAGCGCATGAGGCAGGATGGCAGAAGCCGATCATCGGGGTGTGCGTCTCGCCGATCTCTGGACCGACAAAGATGCTCGATAAATATGCGCCTGCCGATTGGCGCGATCGGTGCGAGCTTATCCGATCAGAGCTTGAATATGCGAAAGAAGCAGAGCAGCAGATCATCAGCGGTATTCAGCTCGATCCGATCTATGAAGCGAAAGCTATCCCATATCTGCGCGCTGGCGATCTCTTCTGGATCGTCGGCATCAGGCGCGGCATCGATGGCGAAAAGAAGCTCGCTCAATATCAAGGGCAAGTCTCGCAGCTCGATCGCTCGAAAGAGATCAGAGAAATCGAAGTCGATATCTCTCAGCTCGAATCATGGGCGAAGAATCCGCGCGGCATCAGGCGAAAAGACCTTGAGCGCCTGAAAGAGCAGATCAGAAAGCTCGGCGTTTATAAGCGCCTCATCTGCTATGAGAAAGAGAATCAAGCTGAGCGCTTCGTTATATTAGGCGGGAATATGCGCTACAAAGCGCTACAGGAGCTCGGCGCTCAGAGAGTCGCTATAACCATCATACGACCGAGGAACGAAGCTGAGAAGCTCGAATACAACCTCTCTGATAATGATCAGGCTGGCTTCTATGAAGAAGAGCAGCTCTTCGAGAAATTCTCTGATCAGCTCGCAGAGATCAATCTCGCGACTTTCTCGATCGATTTCAGGGAGCCGAAAACGCTCGCTCAAGCGGTCAAAGATTTCTATGGCGACGATGTTATCTTCGAATCAGAAGCGCGATGGGATGAGAAGCAATTCTCGACTGAAGCGACTCGCATCATCAAGGGCATGAGCTTTCCATATCGAACGCTCAGCGATTTCGACCTCATCAGGGATTTCGCCGATCTCTGCTGGACAGATGCTAAATATTCGAATGCAGGGCTGAGAATCTGCAATGAGCTGCAGCCGACGATATGGCAGATCAAGAGCGGCAATAAGAAGCTCGTTCTCTCAGAGGTCTGGGAAACGCGCAGAGAAGAAATCATCGAATATCTGCTCGCAAGAAGAGGCGAAACGACCGATTCCCTCTATCAGATTCGCAATCTTCTCTGCTTGCTGAAATCGATTCAGCGCCCATGGGTCTTCAAGCCTGCTCTTGCGCGCTTCTATTATCGCCGCTATTCGAAGCCGGGCGATCTGATCTTTGATCCCTCAATCGGTTGGGGCTCTCGAATGCTTGGCTATCTCTCGCTCGGTCGCTCTGAGCAATTCATCGGGACCGATCCATCGCCCGAAGCGGTTCGCGATAATAAGAAGATGCTCAGCTTCTTGAGGATCAATAATCAGGCGGCAAAATTGATCTGCGAGCCTTTCGAAGATTTCTCGATCGGCGAGCTGCGCGGCAAGGTCGGCTTCATCATCACCTCGCCGCCTTATTTCGACACCGAAGAATATACGGGCGAGAAGCAGAGCTGGCGGCGCTATCCCGATATCGATCAATGGAAAGAGCGCTTCTTGAAAGCCTATATCGGGCGCTGCGGTCTGCTGCTTCGCGCTGGCGGTTATTTCGTGCTCAATATCGGCCCTGTCGGCAAGCAGCGAACAGATATCTCTGAAGATATCAAGCGCTATCTCATCAATGCTCATTTCGATATCGAGAAGATAGAAACAGAAATCGTCTCCCGGGTCGTTTCTGAAGATATCTCAGAGCAGCAGAGAGGCGAGCCGTTCTATATCGCAAAGAAGCGAGAGAAAGCATGAGCAAAGAGCTTGCAAAGAAAGCAGGCAGACCGAGCGCTTTTCAAGAGAAATTCATCGAAGAGGGCCGGCGCCTGATGCGCCTCGGGCTATCGCAGAAAAAGATGGCTTATTTCTGGGCGGTTTCAGAAGATTCCCTCACCCGCTGGAAAGAAGAATATCCTGAATTTGCGGACGCATTAAAAAAAGGCGAAGCAGACCGCGATATAGAGCTCCTTGATGCAATGCGCGATCTTGCGATGAGAAAGAAGAGCCCTGCGATGCTGATCTTTCTCGCGAAAAATTGGCTCGGCATGAGAGATGTTGTCGATCAGCAGCTCTCGGCAGAGAAGCCGCTGCGCATCGAGATCGTCCCTGCCAGCAATGGCGATCAGAAGAAATGATCATCGAAACCGAGAGAGAGAGAATCGCTCAATGGCAAGCGACTCGCGTTTTCTATGAGAATCAGCAGGCGGTTGAGCCGAATATCGTCAATATCGGCGGCGCTCGCTCATCGAAGAGCTATTCTATCGCTCAGCTCATGATCTATAAATTCATGACTGAGAGAAATAAGACATTCTTGACGAGCAGAAAGACGCTGCCGAGCTTGCGGTTGACCGCCTATAAAATGGCGATCGATATCATGAAGCAATACGGCATCTATGACCTCTTCGAGCATAACCGCAGCGAGAGAACGCTGAAATATGCGCCGACGAACAATTTCTGGGTCTTTACTTCGATCGATGATCCAGAGAAGATCAAGAGCACCGAATTCAATTATATCTACATGGAAGAAGCGAATGAATTCTCGTATGATGATTTCATGACGCTGCGGCTGCGCTTGAGCGGCAGCTGCGCAGAGCAAGAGCGCAATCAGCTCTTTCTCTCGCTTAATCCGAGCGAAGAGCATGGATGGGTCCGAACGATCTTGATGCAGCGAGCAGATACGAAGATTATCAAGAGCAATTATCTCGACAATCCATTCTTGCCAGCTGAATATATCAAGCAGCTCGAAGCGCTCAAAGAGCAGGATGAGGCTTATTGGATCATCTATGGGCTCGGCGAATTCGCGCCGATCAGGGAGCTCATCTATGGGGCCCCGCAGATCATCGATGAAATCCCGCTCTGCGATGATATCATCTATGGGCTCGATTTCGGCTTCAATAATCCGACCGTTCTCATCGAGATTCACCTCAAAGAATGGGCCTGCTATCTGCGCCAGATCGTTCATCGCAGCTTTCTCACGAATTCTGATCTGATCAGCATCATGAAAGAGCTGATTATCCCATATCATCGAAAGCGCCCGATATATGCTGATTCATCTGAGCCTGCTCGAATCGAAGAGATTGCGAGAGAGGGATTCAATGTCTATCCAGCGAATAAAGATGTGCGCGCTGGCATTCTCTTTCTCAAGCGCTTCAAGATCAGATCGCTCGCAGAGAATATCGAAACGAATCGCGAATTCTCGACCTATAAATGGCGCTGCGATCGGCTCGGTTCGCCGACCGATGAGCCGCTGAAATTCGAAGATCATGCGCCTGATGCCGTCAGATATGGCGTTTATTCTCATCGCGGAGCTATCGCGCAGCGCGGCTATTATCTAGCGCAATCGAAGCAGGATGCGTATTGAATCAAAGAGAGGTGTTTGATGAGCTTTCAATCATTCATATCAAATTCGATCGCTCGCGCTGCTGAATCTTCTCGCGTCAATCGCTTGCAGGGTGAGCTCGGCAAGCTTCGCTCTACGAATGTGCAGCTCATGAAAGATGTTCTTTCGATGAGCGAGAGCGCTCCCGCTGTCTATCGCGGCAATAAATATCAGACCTATGAGGCGCAAGTCACCGAGATCGATAAGAAATATAACGGCACCGCCGATTGGGGCGTCTTTCAAACAGGCTCGATCATCGATCTGCGCGCCGTCTTCATCATCGCTGAGGGCATCAAGATCATGCCGACCGTGAAGCCTGAAGAGGCGCAGAAAGAGCTTGAATGGGCTCGCGCTTTCATCAGCTTCAATAACCTCGATGAAGAGATAGCTCATGAATTCGCGAAAGAAGCAGAGATCGAGGGAAAGATTCTGCTCAAGGTGGCATGGGAAGAAAAAGAAAAGATGGTTTCAGCGCGCTTCATACCATGGACACAAAAGAAATATAAGATCGAAGCTGCGCCGAATGATTATCTGCGATATGAGAAAGCTTTTTGGACACCGCAAGCAGCTCAAGAGCAAGAGATTCTGCTCGCGCCGCAATTCGTCTATAAGAAATTCGGCGGTCGAGCATTCGATCCGAATTCAGCAGCACCGAAGATATCGCGATGCTTGACGCAGATCGAATTTCTAGATCAAGCGCTCCGCGATTATCGCGAGATCAATCGCCTCTTCGCGGGGCCGCTGCTCGTCTTCTTCTTCGATGATATGAATTCAGCGAAGCTCGCTCAAGATGACATCGATCGCATGAATTTCAGAATCAAGAAAGCGCTCTCGACTTCAGCTCGCGATATTCGATATATTCAGCCTGATGCTGGCGGTCTCGCTGCTCTTGAGAATGAGATCATAACGAATGCCAAATTCATCTCAGGCTGCTCAGGTGTCCCGGTTCATTTCTTGGGCTTGCCTGATCTGCTCTCGAATCGAGCGACCGCAGATAATCTCATGGAGCTCGTCTATTCGACAACGCTGAAAGAGCGCACGACTTGGATCGGCGCTTATGAAGAGCTGATAACGAAAGCGATCGGGCTCTATAATCAGAAGATGGGCTTATCGCAGCTCTCAGAAGAGAAGAAGCTCGATGCTACGAAGCTGCAAGTCGAGATTCCTTTCATTTCACCGCAGACATGGACGCAGCTCGAAAAGGTCTTTATCCCGCTCGCTCTTGCTGGCAAAGTCAGCGATGCGCTCATGCTCTCGAAGATCCCGGGCGTGAATGTCGAAGAAGAGATGGCTCGCCAGAGCGCAGCGAATGAGCCTGAGGGCGCTGAGCATGAAGATATTATCGGTAAAGAATCAGAGCTCGAAGAAGAAGCTGCCGCTCAAGCATGAGAGATAAAAGCCTTGACAAGCGCAGGCGCTTTGAATGATTCTCTAAGCGAGGTCGATGATGCCTTATCCGAATGAGCACGCTTGCCGCTTGAGAGCGCCGAGCGATTTTGAGGCTGAATCTTTTCGCAGAGTCAAGAGCGGGAAAGTATCGATCATCATCGGAAAGCTCAAGGGCAAGAGCGAAACAACGGCGCAAGCGATCCGCTATCCGAAGAGCGATTGGTCGGCTGCTGAAGCGCGATCGAATTGCGAAGATAAAGGCGGCTCTTTCGAGGCTGCTGCTGCTCAAGAGATGAGCTCTGAAGCATATCTCGGCGAGATCGACAACCCGCTTATCCCGCACGATGAGAAGCTCTCTGCTGATGAGCAAGCAGCAATCAATCAGGCAATGGAGAAGAAAGCATGAGCTCAGAATTCATCTCTGCAAGAAAACTCGAGCCTGCTGGGCTGAGAGAAGATCAGCCGCTCAAGCAGCTCAAGATTGAGGGCGAGAAATCGAATCTCATCCTTGATCGCGGCAAGGTCGAGCTCAAGCC